GCCATTTTTTTGTAACGGAAATTAGTAACGTTGCTAAGTTGCTAAGATACAGGATTTTATCTTTATCGGTTGCCCGGTTACGAAATTACAGAAATTTAGTACCGGATTATATCAGCACAGCCTGGCGGAGAAAATACCGGCCGTGTGGCAGCAGGAAAAAGTGCATTATAATTATTCTCCCGGAGTATATTTATCAAAATGGCGGTCGAAAGCCTACATTTTCCCGTAAATGGCAGAACAACAGCCGATAAAGGAATATCTTTGCCCTTAAAAAGGAATATTATTGCTATGATTACCACCCGAATACAAATCGAATCCTACCTGGCCGAGTATGTCCGGGGCAAATATTACGACGAAACGATCGGTACCGTCCGTTTTCCTTCTTCGTCCGATATCTATGTGACTATTTACGATCTCATGGAGAAACGGCCGGTTAATTGTCCGGCTGACCGCGGCAACCTGGAGTTTATGCTGCCTGACCGCCGGGAGGCCAATTTTGCCGGCGGCAAGTCTCCGGAACAGTTCAATTATATTTCCGTACGTGGTACCGCTATTCTTGAAAAGCGTTTGCGTGCCCTGATGTGGGCCGAGCTTCACGAACTCATGGACGAAAACAAGCATCTGCACGGTATCGAATTTAAGGAAACCGTTTTTACCTTCCTGAAAAAGTATAATATCTCTTCCATTCAGGAAGACGGGTTGCTGAAAAACTACCAGCGGTGGCGGGACAGTTTCAGGCGTAAGAAGAAAAGGGCCTATAATCGAAAAAAAGTGTAAAAAAGCAAGTTATTTTTTACCTACCAACTGTATCTGTTTGTCCTTTTTTGTCCGGTTTTTGGCTGAAAAACGTCCGAAAAATGCTGAATATTTGATTATCAATACTTTATATCTGTAATTATGTCAAGAAAGTTAATATCCGCCGCCCATAGTCTGCAACTGGTTCCCGTTTACAACATTATTCATTTTGGCATCGTGCATTCGAAAGTCGTTATCCGCTCTATCGGAAAACCTGATATTCTTATGATCGTACCGGGAACCTTAAAACCGGGTGACAGCAAAAATGAAGACGTCTATACTAAAAAACATACCTTCAAGCTTGCCGACGTGTCGCAAAATAAGACGCTTTACCTGGAAAACCTGAAAGTGACGCCCTTTGTCGCCCTCTATACTGACGAAACGGGTAACACCCGTGTTTCCGGTTCTCCTGATTACCCGCTTACCTTTTCTTTTGAGATTGGTGGGGGCCTGTATAACTGCACCCTGTCCGGTACGGGTCCGGGCGTTGATGCGTTCCTGTAGGTTCCTTTCAGTCCTTCTCTACCTATGATATAGGCGTTTTCTTTGTCGTAAAAAAGAGAACGTGGACAAAATACAGGAGATTTTTACAGCACCTTGGGCAATCGCTGATAATGATTATTACCGGTTGCTTTCTTTACTTGTGCCGTGTGTTGCAGCCGGCAACCTGGATGCGATCGAAAAACGGCTCGACAATAATAAAATAACCGCCTACGCTACTACGCCTTACCTTGCCAACCGGTGGGAACTGGACGATGACACCCTGCCGGCTGACAGTGTGGCCGTCATTATCCTGGAAGGTACTTTGTATTCCTGGGAGACTTACCGCCTGGAAAAGCAGCTCCGGGATGTTTTCGATAATCCTAAGATTTGCGGCGCGGTCCTGTGGATCAATGGTCCGGGCGGCATGGTTGCGCATGTGGACCTGGCGGCTAAAATGATCGCCGAATCTTCCAAACCTATAGCTACCTACGTGGCCGGTACCATGGGAAGTGCCCATTTTTGGCTGGGAACCGCCGCCGGCAGAACCTTTATCGCTTCCCCTATGTGTGAAGTCGGTTCCGTCGGTATTATGCTTACTTACCAATCCTTTAAGAACTATTTCAAGAAACAGGGCATTGATTACCGGGAAATCTATCCGGATAGTGCCGATCTGAAAAACTATGAAACCCGCGCGATTGAAGATGACAACAACGAAGAGCCTATAAAGCAACGTCTGGCCGTCATGCACCGCATTTTCTGCGATGCGATCAGTCGGAATCTGGGTATTGCCTACGATCCGGAACTTCCCCTTTTCCGGGGACAGATATTCACCGGCGACGTAGCCGTGGCAAACGGCTATATCGATCAGTTCGGTACGTTGGAAGACGCGGTAAAATGGGTACTGGCACAGGCTACCGTCAGAAAAGTAAACGAGATGTATAACATATAGTATTAACTTTAAAATTTTGTATATATGAAATTGGATTTTAAGAGTTTATCCGCTGTCATTCTGGGCGTGTTGGGCCTGTCGGAATGGAGCAAGGTAGAGGATAAGAACTCTATCACGGCCGAGGAAATGACAAAACTGAAAAATTACGGTTTTTCTGATAAGTTCCTCACGGCGTTTAAAGCGTCCCTCGAGAACGACTTCCAGGACGAAGCCGGAACCGGGAATGAGGGAGAGGGAAACGAAGAACCTACCACTACCGCTTTTCTTCGCGGTTTGTTGGGTGATACTGCGGCCCGTCTGGCACAGGCACAGGAACAGCTTGAAGCTTTGCAGACGCAACAGCGTGACGAAAACCGGAACAACACCTCGCTGATTGCCAAGAAGGATGCCGAGATAACGAAGCTATCCGGTATTATCGCCCAACTTTCAGCCGCTGCGGAAGATGATCCGGGCAAAGGGAAGCAGCACAACGCCCAGGCGGACGGTAAAGGGGCTTTCAATCTCCGGGATGAAAAACAGCTGGGGGGCTTGCAGGGTGAAATGTTCTCACTGGACCGCCCGTATAACCTTCGCGCCAAAGCTGCGTTAATGGAGGCTGCCGGTTTTGAAATGATCGCTCTTCCGAAAGCCAGTTCCCTTGACTACAGCCGTTTGAAGGAAGACCTCGGAGCTTTTTACCGTATTCCCTGGCAACAGCGTTTGCAGTCTTTTTTAATGGAACTTCCTTCCATTGAAAGTATTTTCCCGCTTGAATCCGGTTATCAGGATTTGGCTACGCTGGTTAATATCTGGCTGGGTGAGTTCTCACAGGCCGGCAATGAGGAATCCGACTTCGATAAGGTGACTAAAGGTTCCTACGAGTTCGACGATGAAACCTTGCGCATGTTCAACGTGATGTTTGCACACCGTTTCAAAAATTTAAAAGCCCTGGAGAAAACCTGGATCGGCACTTTGAACAAGGAAGGTTCAAACCCTATCAAATGGTCTTTTATTGAGTACATCCTGGCCGAAACCGCCAAGAAGTTGCATAACGAGCGCGAACAACGCCGTATTAACGGAATCCGTAAGGACCCGAATCTGAACGAACCGGGCAAAGCACTTGCTGCAGCTGACGGTCTGTATGAGTTCCTGAACAAGAAGGTGAACGGACATACCGATATCAATAACGGAAAGTTCGTTTACCAGATCAAGCCGTTCGAGCTGAGAGAACTTACCGAAGCAAACATCGGTGAAAAGGTGTACAAGGGTACTTCCATGATCCCGGCGGTTCTTCGTGACAGCGGTAATCTGGCCCTTTATATGCCTTCGCACTTTATTGTATTGTATCATAAATACAATGAACTGCATTACGGACAGAACCAGGATTACAAGGCTAATATTATGTATGTAAAGGAATATCCGGCGGTGAAAATTATCCCGGTTCCTAATGCTGACAACCACCACCGTATCTTCTGGACGTTTGAAGGCAACATTAAAACCTACGAGGACAAGCCGGGTGAAATGACGGCTTTCAACCTGGAGCAGGAAGACTGGAGCCTGAAAGTATGGAGTAACTGGCGTGAAAGTATCTGGGCTATTGCCGTGGGCTTCAAGTACACCAAGAAAGAAGATATGGACTATAACCGTCAGATGATCTTCTGTAATGAGTATGACCGCCCGGCGTCTTACTTTGTGGACGCTGACAAGGACAAGAACCCGTCGGCCAAGCTTCATACCTCCATTGTTACCATAGCCAATACAGCCGAATTTGCTATTACCGATATTGAAGATGCGCCGGTAGGTACGGTTATTTCCCTAAAATGCGGAAGCGTGGATAAAGGCGTTAAGATTGAGAAAAGCGGAAACTTTGAACTTATTTCCGAGGCCTGGCATCCCGACAAGGGGGATGTTATTAAACTGATGAAACGTGCCGACGGTAAATTTATCGAGATCGGCCGCGAAAATGCTTCTTCCGATGCGTTGCAGTTTGCGCCGGATGAAACAGCACCTTCCTTGCTTGACGGTGAAGTATTCGTTACCGGCGAGAATACAAAGGCAACGGCAATCACTAACTTTACCGATGCGGAAGCCGGTGTCGTTTACACGATCTACGGAAGCGGTTCTGAATATGCTTCCACCATTGCGACCGGTGGAAACTTTGTCTTAACCGAAGCTATGACACTTTCCGAAGGTAAGTTTATCAAGCTGGCAAAAGCCGCCGACGGTAAATTCTACGAAGTGGCAAGAGGCTAATTTTTAACGGAAGGGGTACTTTATCCCTTCCTTTTTATAACCTTATAAATCATTAAGTTATGACATACGTAAAAGCAAGCGTAAGAAGGCCGGCCGGTAATCCCGGTAACGGTATTCAGCCCAAGGATCAGCTCGTAATTTACGACGTTGACGATATTCTTTCCTTTCCGCCGAGAAACGATGCCGGCGTGGTTATCGAAGAGGATATCGTAATGAAGGCGGGACGTTATGCGATCGGTATTTATCTGACACCCGGTACCGCTGAAATCAGTTCCAACAGTGACGGAAAAACGGACGCCGAAGGCTATACGCCTTCCATTAAGTTCAATCATCCCGGTAACGAACAGGAAATTCGCGAGTTTAAGACAAACTGGCTGTCTAAGAAATGTATCGTTGTGCTCCGTTATTGTAGCGGAAAGCCTGCCGATCTGATCGGAACGCCCTGTAACCCGTGTAAGTTATCCGTATCTTATACCGGTTCCAATGAATCGAATACGAACGAGCTTACTTTCACCCAGATCAGCAAAGGGGATGATATCGCCATTTACCGGGGTACCGATACCCTGGAAGAGCCGGTGGCCGTAGTGGAAGCCGGGGCTACAGATATAGATTACCAGACAGACGGGCAGTACCAGCTTTCTGCAGGTGCGGCCAAAATAGCCGGTGTTACCGGTGGAAGTCATGGATCGGTAATTACCCTTATGGGGTGTTCGGGCGTTGCGCCAACAGTGGAAAAAGGCGGTAATTTCCTTCTGAAAGGCGGTAAGACGTTTACCGCTTCCGAAGGTTCCCAACTGACATTGCGGGCGTTTAACGACGGTTCGGAGGCTATGAAATGGATTGAACAAAGCCGTTATGAGGCGTAAGTAAACGGTTTTCATGTAATTCAAAGGGTGACCGGCAGCACATGCCCGGCCACCCTTTGT